CGGAAGCTATCTAATGATCAAAACACCGCTAAGCACCGTCATTGGCGGTGCATTTTGGACGCCGGGTGCCACAATTATTGGCTCATCTTCCAAAAACCTAACACAACTCATCAAGTCTATATTTGCCACTGGTGAGCAGGGCTTCGCTTACGACCCTAACGACTTAACTACACTCTATCAAGATGCTAACGGGACTATTCCAGTTACAGCAGCAGGACAGCCAGTAGGGTTGATGTTGGATAAGAGTAAGGGGCTGATGTTAGGAAACGAAATTCTATCCGGAGGTAATTTTGAAGGCGGTCTAATACTTACCAAGATTGATGAACCATCAGCAATTAGCACATGGACATTAAATACCAATAACCCAATATCTGGATTGCAGGATGGATTGCTTTCAGTAACGCAAGCAGCATCAGGTAGACCAGCTTTATATGCACCAAGTCTTCAATCTAAACAAGGAGCGTATGAGGAAGTGTCTTTTGACTATAAAGTCATATCGGGAAGTGCCAATGTCAGTGGTATATATACTGGTGGTGGTGTTGCTGTAATCAATAAAGCTTTATCTGGTACTGGTAGATTTACATGCAGATACCTCAGAACTGGAATAGATCCAGGCATATATATCTATTTCGGCAATACATTGGGTAATGTACAGATTGACAATATTAGCGTAAAGCAAATATTAGGCAACCACGCCTACCAAACTGTATCAGCTTCACGCCCTATCTTGCAGCAGACACCTATACTTGGTAGTGAGTTAATTCAAGACACTGGATTTAATGATGCTGCCTATTGGGCTATGAATGCAGCAACAATAAACGTATCTGGAGGTTTTGCTAATTTTGTATCGGCAGGGACAGGCCATAATATTAATCGTCCTAATATTATAACACTAGGTAAAACTTATCAGCTTACGTTTACAATTACATCCATATCGACTGGAGCTATACGCCCATCAATTTCGACAGGCACAGGCTCTTTACTTTTAGGTGATTTTAATAAGGTTGGCACATATACAGTTAGGGGTATGGCGTCTGGCTTTGTTCCAACCATACAGTTAACAGCTATAGGTACTATTGACGCTACTGTCGATAATATCTCAGTAAAAGAAGTCACAGGCTACCACACAGACCAAAACTATCTAGCATTTGACGGTGTTGATGACTTCTTGCAGACGAATAATATTGACTTCACTGCTACGGATAAAGTGAGCTTGTTTGCAGGGGTGCGGAAGTTGAGTGATGTATCCGCTGGGGTTTTATGTGAACTAAGTACATCTGTAGCGAATGTCGGCTCGTTTTTAATAGCAGCGCCTCCTGTTAGTGGTGAATCTACATACTCTACAGGTTCTAACTTGGGCGTGCTTGCGGTAATTAAGACAGCAAACATTTATTTAGCTCCAATATCAAATGTTTTAACAACTATAGCTGACGGATCAAAGCCATCACTGCGCCTAAGAGTTAACGCGTTGACGGTGACAGATAATACACAATCTCAAGGAAATGGAAAGTATGGTAACTATCCTTTCTACATCGGTAGACGAGGAGGAGCTTCACTACCATTCAGCGGTCACTTATACAGCTTAATCGGTATTGGGCGTTTAACGACAGACAGTGAAACCATTACACTAGAGAAAGCTATTGCTAAAAATACAGGGGTGACACTGAATGTCTAAAGTATTCAACCTATCTGTAGTAAACATTGTACCAGATGCCCACAGAGTTAACGTCGACCTGATTGCCGAGATGTACGGATGCGGACACCCTAATCTTAGCGTTAAGCTGCAAGGCGATGACGGGATTTATTGGGGTTGTCACTCTAAATGGAATCCTGACGACTACGCGATGTTCTCTGACGAAGACCTACGTAATGATCTTATTCATCCTGACCTGCGACCTTCGCTTGAGTTTCTGTATGAGCGTATTGTGCTTGATGGGGATGCACAAGAGAATTGGCAAGCAGTATTGAGTGAGCTTGGTTTAAGTATTGTTGAAACCGAATAAACCAAATTAAACATGACCGCCGAAAGGGCGGTTTTTTTATTGCCTAAAAATAGGAGCAAGCCATGTCTAAGGGCAGTGCGATTAAACTGTATTACGCAGCAGAAGAAACACCAGGTGTTTTACCAACAACACCGGTCTGGAAAACAGTCCGTCGTGTAACCGATGGTCTGACTGAAAACATCACCACATCCACATCAAACAGTGTTTTAGATTCTCGATTCCGTCAAGGATCAACCGCAGATGAATCTGAAATTACAGGTTCACTAGAAGTTGAATTATCTATCGGTACATTCGACGACTTCATTGGTGCTGTAGCGATGAATGCCTGGGTAGTTGATGGGGTTGATCCTGAAAAATCTACACTTCAATTCGGCGGTGACACAACCAAAACATTCACTTTTGTAAAAGTGTTCGGTGATATTAATCAGGTTCACGTATACAAAGGCATCCGTATTGGTGAGCTTGGCTTAAGCATTGCAACCACTGGCAAGATTACAGCGACATTTGGTTTGGTGGGTACGGACTTCGAAAAAGCAGTCTCAAGCCCTGTGACCAGTCCTTCACCTGCAGACGATGCAGTTTTAGTATCAGCATTGAACGTCAATACAATGACGGTGAATGGTCAAAATACTGTCGGCACTGCATGTGTACAATCGGTTGAATTGTCAGTCACAAACAACTTGTCACCTTATCGCTGTATTGGTTCTGGCAAGTTGTCAGCGCAAGGCTACAATGACAAGATGGTTGATATTACCTTAACCACTCAATTCATGTTTACAAGTCAGTCAGCGACCTATATTCCTTTTGTGAAATCACGTGCAACCATGCCGCTTGAATTTGCAATTGAAGATCCGGCAGGTAATAAATATGACTTCAACTTCCCTCAGTTAGAAGTGTCTGAATCCTCGCATCCCGACGGTGGTGGTGATGATGACATCATGCTCGATGTGTCATTTGCTCATATCAAAACATCACCAACGATCACACGCATTATTACGCCTTAAATCTAGCCGCCTTCGGGCGGTTCTCTTTTGGATGAATAAAAATGGCTTTAAAAGTAGCAATTCAAAAAAGCAAAGAAGTATCACTTTGGAAAGAATATAAAGATACTGAAGGCAATGTTTTAGCAGAATTTAAGATTCGTGGTGAAGGATATAAGCCTTTTCGTGTAGCTCTTGAGCGTGCTAATAATCAAGTCACATCAAAAGGCTATAACGTATCTACCGCAGGCAAAGAAGATAAGCTCTATCACGAATTGCTTTTAGAAGCTGCGGCATGTCACTTAATCGCAGACTGGAAAGGCGTGGTGTTTGTTGAGGATGGCAAAGAAATTGAGCCATCTTGCACACCTGAAAACGCAACTAAATTATTCAACATGGGTGATATCGGTCTGGCAATCTGGGTCTTTGTAAAAACTCATGCTGAACAGATTCAAGCCGATGCAGATAAGGTGCATGTCGAAACTTTGGGAAAGTCATCGAACTCTACCGATACAGCAGTCAATACGCAGGCTTAAGCGAACACCAGATAAAGCAGCGTGAGGCGATGGGGTTAGAAATTCCAGAGCCACCAAAATACTCTTACACAGCCAATTCTATCCTTTCTGCCTACAACACGATTGCCCGGTCACGTAGATATGAGCAAGGCACACCATTGGCGCTAGGTGCTGAGGATATTAAGTCCTATCTAGAGCTTTATGAATTGCCTTGTGAACTTCATATTTTTATTGATTGCATCTTTGCCCTAGACAATCTTTTTATTGATGAGAGTCGGAAGCGGTTGGAGAGTCGGGTTAGGAAATAAAGCACCCTAGAGTGCTTTTTTATTGATGCTCAACATATTTTGCAAAGTATTCTCATCAATCATTATGGCTTTAATTATTCGATCAATTGCTTCCTCAAATGAAGGTTTTTCTCTATCAGCTTGTTCAGCCAAAATACCTGCAATGACAGCTAAAAGCATTCTCTTATACGGGTCAGATGCAACTAATCCAGAAGTAAAACTTTCCTCTAGGCGAGCAACAATATCCGCATTCATAGAACGATTGTGCTCTTTGGCTGATTGAGTCACTTTCTCACGTAATTCCTCAGACCAGCGAAGTTTGTACTGTGGATCTCGTTGATTTTCACTCATAAGAAATAGATCGAAATAAAATTAATAGTAATGCACCCAAGAGGTGTTGACAATGCTCTCCAAGAGGTTCATTATTAAATTGAACCCAAGAGGTTCATTATTAAATTAAGGAATTACTAATGGAAAAGCAAAGAGGTCAGCAATACAAGCTTAGATTTTTAGATGATGAAGATCATCAAAAGTTAAAGGAAGTTGCAAAAAAAGATCACCTACCGATGAACTGGCTTATCAATCAAGCGATCAAGCAATTTTTGAAACAACAAGAGAGTGCGAAAGCATGAAATCAATAGACAACAAAAAAGCCCAGAACTTGGACGGGACGGGCTTGATTGCTGTTAACAAAGGAATATTAACTATGTCAAATATAACTCATATTGCTGATGGCAAGCAAGTTCGCATTAGTGAAGAACAAGCCGTGCGTATTGCAGCATTCTTCAAAAACTCCACTGATTTATCAGTAAAATTAAACTCATTGTGCAAATCCATTGAGGCAAACACTCCTGAAAATTCCGATGCGCGGGTATTAGTAAACATCGCTCGTAATCTGGTTATGGAATTTTGGGATGAGTGCATAGAGGAAAAACAATGGGTTTCTGAAAACTCATCAAAATTGGATGAAGTTTTAAAGGAGTATGCGGCATGAATGCGATTGTGAAAATTGAAGAACAAAATGTAAATGTTGTTGAGTACAAATCTTTGCCAGTTTTGACAACCGCTCAACTTGCTGAGTTTTATGGAACTGAGCAAAACAACGTGCATGTGAACTTTACTAGAAATTCTGAGCGTTTCATTGAGGGCAAGCATTACTTCAAATTGGATGGTGAAGAGCTAAAACAGTTTAAGAACATACCCACTCAAAGTAAGTATGTTCCAAAGCAAGCAGCTCGCTTAATCCTCTGGACTGAGAAAGGCGCAGCACGTCACGCCAAGATTCTCGACACGGATCAGGCTTGGGAGGTGTTCGAGCAATTGGAGGATTGTTATTTTGCAGTAAAAGAATTGACACAATCAAACCCGCAAAAAGAAAAACCAATTCAGCTCGGCTCGGTAACTCGACAGTGCGCAATGATGGCAAGAGCATTTGGTTTTAAAGGTAATCAAGCTGTCTTAGCAACCGATAAGGCGGTTAAGGCGCTTACAGGCCAATCACCACTTGAATTAATGGGCGAAACTCATCTAATTGCTGAAAATAAGCAGCAAGTTTTTACACCAACACAGCTTGGTGAAATGATCGAGCCAAAGATTAGCGCCCAAAAAGTAAATGTTGTACTTGAGCAACTTGGTTATCAAGAAAAATCAAATGGCGTGTGGAATATCACACCAAAAGGCGAAAAGCTTTGCGAAATGCTCGATACAGGTAAAAAGCATGGCGATGGCACACCAGTTAAGCAAGTAAAGTGGTATCAGTCTGTAATGGATGATATTAAGCGTGAATTAAAAGATATCTGCGAGGGTGTAAAGCAATGAAGCCTGAAGAAACAGTATATTTTGTAATGGCCTTGCGATTAGCTACAGACCATGACGTTGAATCTGATTTCATCTTTGGTGACGATCATTTTTTGATTGAAGCAGTTGAGCGGTGTTCTATGCTTGAATTTGATAGTGCAACAGAGAAGATTAAAAAAGCATTTCCATTGCATAAGGTTATGATTACTTATCAGCCTTTGTTTGAGGCATTTGGTATGCTAACAAGGATTCAAGACCTTGAATCTGAATTGGCGAAAACTGGTGGAATCGCCCATGCTGACAGCAACCCATCCAGATTAAGAGCGGCTTTTGATTGGGAGCAAAAACACAACACTACCATTCAGAAAGGTAGTTGCTAAAAACACGAACCTCCTCCGGGAGGTTTCTTTTTACCTGATTAATTAGTATCTTGTCTAAAACGTAGGGGTTGGATATGAAAAGAATTTTAATACTGTGTTTAATGGTTGGGCTGGTTGGTTGTAGTAAATCACCTGAGCAAGAAGCCAAATCTGAAAAAGCGATGCTTGAGGTTAAAGTACAGGATGTAGTCAAGAGTTTGCTAAAAGATCCAAATTCAGCAGAGTTTCAAAACATGGATGGTGTATGTGGCGAAGTAAACTCAAAAAACAGCTTTGGCGGATACACTGGATTTAAAAAGTTTGTGGTTAGTAAAGAGGATAGTCAGGTCTATTTTGACCCGGGCGACACCAATATGCCAAATCAGGATTACGCTAGATTTAATTCAGCATGGTTTAAGTACTGTGAAAAATAAAACCTTGTAAATTTAATACCCAAAATTCAGCGCCTTTAGGCGCTTTTTTATTGCCTAAAGGAAAGTGAAATGGCTGAATCTGTACTTCGAATTGTCATCGATTCACGAAATGCCGAACGAAATGCGCGAAATGTAGCAAATGAACTTCAAAACATTGAGCGCAATGGCGATCATGCATCACGCTCTATGGATTCAATGTCTGTAGCCACTCGCAGCCTTGTTGGGTATATGGGCGGCCTTGTGACTATTGGTGCAGCTGTTTCTAAGATGGATGCTTACACAGGTTTGCAAAACCGATTAAAGCTCGTCACAGACTCACAGGCCGAACTCAATACGGCAATGAATGATACTTTTAGTATTGCCCAAAAAACTGCATCCTCGTGGGATTCTGTAGCAATGGTATACCAGCGATTTGCAGATAATGCGGATCGCTTAAACATCACAATGGCACAAACCTCAGCCTTAACCGAAACAGTATCTAAAGCCATTTCTGTGTCGGGTGGTAGTGCTGCAAGTGCTGAAGCTGCTTTGATGCAATTTGGTCAAGCGTTAGCATCTGGAGTATTGCGTGGTGAGGAATTTAACTCTATTGCTGAACAGGCACCGGGATTATTAAAAGCGATTGCCTTTGGTTTGAATACAAATGTTGGCTCGCTTCGCGCAATGGCGCAAGATGGTAAAATTACTGGTGATGTGCTTGTAGACGCTCTTGGTAAAGCTAAGCCATATATTGACGACCTATTCAACAGAACAGATTTCACTATTTCGCAGTCGTTCACCAAGTTGTCCAACGAAGTAACTAAATTTGTTGGTGAAGCAGGAAAAGGTAGTGGAGCAGCAAGTGCCCTTGGTGATTCTATTGGCTTTCTTGCTAATAATCTTAGCGCTATTGCAGATATTGCTATTGTTGGCGGTGTGGCAATGCTGATAAAAACCATACTAGCCCAAACAGTTGCCATTCAAGGTTCAATTACAGCATCGGTAGCACGTCGCGCAGCAGATGCAGCAGTATTGCAATCTCAAGTTCAATTGGCAGCAATTGAGGTGCAAAGAACTCGACAAATTGCAGCTCAAGCCATATCCGAAATTGGTTTAGCGCGACAAGAGTTAAATAGCGCAACCACAAGAACGGCACGTGCAGCAGCAACAATGCGATTAACTCAAGCTGAAATTGCACATCGTATTGCATTAAATCAAACCACAGCAGCTATAGCGACAAATACAGCAGCTCAAAATGCACTTAATGCAAGTCGAGCAATTGGCACAAGAATGCTTGCTTTAGTTGGCGGCCCTATTGGTGCAATTACTTTGGGCGTTGCAGGTTTAGCCGCTGGCTACATGTACCTTAAGAATCGCACAGCGGAGGCAAATGCAAAACTTGAGGAACAAGGAAAGGTTGCAGAAAAGACAAATGAGGAACTAACCAAGCTATCAGGTAATGATAAAAAGAATGCTGTTTCTGATTTAACCGCAGCTTTTAATGCACAAAATGCAGAGCTATCAAAATCAAAAGAAGCTGTTGATGCTGTTCTATTCGCTATTCGTGCGTCATCTGTTGAAAATGAGAAAGCAAGGAAAGTAACCGAGGATGCTAAAAATGGCGTTATTAGTTACAACCAAGCAATCGAACTATTAAACAAAATGGATATTTCACCAGAACTGTATGAGATGCTGAAAAAGACAGCATTGCAGTATGATGAGAATTCAAATAAAGCAGGGAAGTCACAAAAAGCATTAAGCATTCTAGGTTTTGAATTTACTTTAACTGGTAATAAGGCACAAAACTCTGAAAATCAAATCAAGGGAAATACAGATGCTCTGGATGATAACGCTCGTGCTGCCAATGCCGCAGCAAAAGCCCATCAAGACTATTTAAGTAAAGCTCAATCACAAGCATTTGATGATATTTACTCGACTGGACTAATGAATCAAGGGCGCACCCCAGCACAAGCTAAAGCAATTCTTGATTTGCAGAAAGCGAAGGGTGAAAGTGCAATCCTTACTAAAGAGGAAATAGACCAAGCTCTACGGAATCTCAGCTTAACTGAGCAGAATTCTGCGGCAGAAAAGCAATATTCAAGTGCAATTAGCAATCGGGCTAAAGCACAATCTGATGCAGCACGAAAAGCAAAGCAGGCGCGTAGAGAGGCAGAACGTGAAGCCGAGCAACTAAGAAAAGAGCAGTTTGATCTTCGGGAACAATACACATTTGATTATGCTGATCGAGAAAAGCAAATTGAATTGGATTTAGCGAGAGAAATTGCAGATATTCGCAAGGCTAATTTTGCTAATCCAGAACCGTACCTAGAGGCAGCAAATAAACGCGCTTATTACGAAAAGCAAATTTATTTATCTCAATTGCAGTTTGAAATTAATGAATTTCAAATGAGCGAGGAGCAAAAGCTTAAATATTCTTATGATATTAAAAGCCTTCAGCTTGAGCAAAATTCTGAAATAACCAAGGAAAGTAAAGAGATTGCCATTAAGGCGCTCGGTGAACAATATCAACAAGAACTCGGATACATCAAGCTGGCTCAAGAAACTAGACTTTTCCAGATGCGTGAAGCTCTCATGTCCGAGACCGCAGCCATGCAGGAGCGGTATCGTCTGGAGCGTGAACAAATTCTCTTAAACTCGAAACTAACCGAGGAGCAGAAACAGCGCGAAATCGAACTAAGTAAAGCTTTACAGCAAGAGGAAAGTCGAAAGCGGTTGAATGGTGCAGTCCAGCAATGGGGCGGTATTCAAGCTGATATGAATGGTACTGGTGATCAGTATCGTTTGGAGCAAGATCGCTTTAGTCGTACCGATGCGTCTCAGGAGTTATTTGATGCTGAAATGGCGATGGCTGGTGAAAACTATGCCTTGAAAGAGCAAGCTTACCTGGCACATGTTGAGCGAATGCATGAGATTGAAACAAGCTATCAAGCATCATCTATGCAACTTCAAGCCTCATATGGAGAAGATATAGCTGGATCGTTAGCAACCATGTTTAAAGCCATGGGGGGTGAGCAGTCCAGAGGCTATCAGGTGATGTATTCAATATCCAGAGGGTTTGCAGCAGAACAAGCAGCCATCTCCATGGTTACAAACATTGCTAAGGCTTCTGAAATAGGCTTCCCACAAAACCTTCCAATGATTGCTGGAGCTATGTCTCAGGGCGCAATGATAGTTTCTATGCTAAGTGGTGCGCAAGAACCTTCAGGCTTCAAATCAGGCGGCTACACAGGCAACTACGGTGTAAACCAAGAGGCGGGTGTGGTTCATGGTCAAGAGTATGTATTGAATGCTGCTGCGACTCGTCGTGTCGGTGTTGATACCTTAAACGCCATCAATAACGGTGGAACGATTCAGGCCGAGAAGCAGGCTCAAGCGAATGCGAAGGTGAGCGGTGGTCAAGCAGCGCAACCACAACAATTCACTATCGTTAACCAGATCGAACAAGATGATTTAGTGGGTAACTACATGCGCGGTGCAACTGGTGGTCAAATTGTCTTGAATCAAATTAAAGCGAATCCTTCAGACTTTAAGGCTGCTCTAGGAATTAGTTAATGAAAATACAGACCACATTATTCGGTGAGTTGAATTTACTCACTGAATGCTCGTTAGTCGGCTCATCCGAGTCACTGGCGTTTAATACTTACTTGTTTGAATCACATAACGGCACCGAATCAGCAAAAGCTTTGCGTGAAACTGCTGCACAAACATTGAATATTGATTACATCGCTATTCGTAAAGCCATGTCTGAGAACTTCAATGTTTTGTATGGTGGTTTACGTGGTAGATGGGCCATACCGGTTGATATTGAAACGCAGCAAATTAACCAGGTCAGCGGTGATTTTATTGTGTGCAATACATCAATCTTTGATTTTCGCAATGATTCACTTGCACTGATTAAAAAAGGTGATGAGCGAATTGTGGTTGAAATTGAAGAGGTCAGAAGTGATGGATTGAAGCTGTATCAGCCTGTCACATTGCAGAATTTCAGAATATGCCCACTCCGAGTTGGTTTTATTTTGGGTGACGTTTCTTCAAGCATTAATGGTATCTACAGCAAACCGAATATTCAATTTCAGGTCATGGATGCGCCTTATATTGTACCAGGTGCACCGGCACAGTTCTTGGGCAAAGATATTTACTTCAAGCGATTGCTGCTTGAGGGGGATTCGCTGAATGTGACCATTTTACAGCACCAAACGGTGGTTGATTTTGGATTAGGTCCAATCGATCAGGATACCAATTGGCTGCATGCCAAATATGGCAAGACGATGCGCTCACTCATGAAGAATCAAGCCGAGCTGTATGAATATCGACAGTTTCTATTTAGACGACTCGGTATGTTTAGACCATTCTGGCTTCCGACTTTTGAGCGCAATTTTTATGTCAAAAGCACCGGTACAGTTGGCACCACTCTAGATGTTGAATCAAACCAGTATTTAGAGTTTGCATCGCATCGCAAACATATCGCAATCAAAGCCAATGATGTCTGGACAGCTCATACCATTACCAATGCCGTACGAAGCGGTGTGAATACACGGCTCACCATTTCACCCGCATTAAACAAGGCAGCTTCAAGCATTCAAATGATCAGCTATTTAGGCTTGCATCGTCTGAATAATGATTCAACCGATATTCAATACAAAGGTGGCACCGAGTCATCGGTATCAATGTTGGAGATCGAGCCATGATGCAATTTTTTAAGCGCGTACTTGGTAATGGCAGAGAAACTATTGCTAGACGTGAGCTTTATCTGTTTAAAACTGGCGCTGTGGTTCGTGCCTACACCAATGGCGATGCTTTTGTTGAACACTTGGGCTATTCATTTGAACCGCATGTCATCAAACGTGGTCGGCACAAATCTGGCGCAGCACTTGAAAAAGAAGTCATGGACATTGAATTTTCTTTACAGTCCGAGCTTGCTCAAAACCTGTCGCGTTCTGAACTGGAAGAGCTGACCACGGTAGAGATGTTTGCGTATGAAGGCGCTGAATTTAGTCAGTTCTGGTCGGGCCGTCTTGTCAAAGTAAAGCCAAAAAGTGAAGGCATCACGCTACAGTTTGAAACCGAATACACAAAGGTGGGTCGTAATGCAGTTACCCGACGTATTCAAGCACCATGTCCTTACCGGGTGTTTGGTGATGAGTGTGGGCTGAAAAAAGAAAATTACGCCATCAAAACCACCATTAAAAGTGTTGATAAGTTGAATATTGTGGTCCGTGGACTGGAAGCTTATGCAGACAATTATTTCAAAATTGGCATGATTGAAGATCCAACCGGTGTCTTGATCACCATCGATGAAAGCAAGTTGAATGCGCTATTGCTCAAACGAAGATATGACAGCTTTTCAAAGTATGTATTGAGTGATGTGCAATTGGCAGCACTGCTTGCAGACATTGCGAATAAACAAACTGCTTTGAATCAAGCCAATGTTGATGTAACAAGTGCAAAGCAAGTATTTGATGATGCTTATGAAGCATTTATGGCTGTAGAGCTTGGCGATCCAAATTACGATTCTTTGCTTCAAGCATATCAAGATGCAGAGCTAAATTTGGGACGCGTTGAAGTACTGGTTAATGATGCTGAAACCGCATTACAACAAGCCAAAGATGCCATTCCTTATGTGACTTTATATCCAGGCTGTATGCGAACACCAACCGCATGTAAAGCCTATGGAAACATGCCGAACTATGGCGGCTTTCCGTTTGTACCGACTGACAATCCTCTCGAAAAGCAGGTGATCTGATATGGAAATGCTGATTTATGCCGTGGTTGCTTTTGTTGTCTCGTTAGTTGTTTCGCTAACAATGATGCGCAGCCAACAAAACCGCATGCAGGCGCAAGAAGTCGAAGTCACCACAGCTGAGGAGGGTGTGCCGCAAAATGTAGTGCTTGGCACCCGGGATGTAAAAGCCAGTGTGGTTTGGTTTGGGGATCAGAAAAGTCAGGCGATTAAAAAATGAAAATCTATATTCGACATATTCGTGAAGCGGGTTATTGCAGAAAAGAGGGCGTTAAGCCATTTTTTGATGCCCATGGTTGGGACTGGCCGGACTTTTTAGCCAATGGCATTGATGTTGAAATTGTCAAAAAAACCAAAGATGCAATGGCCTTAAAAATTGTAGAAATAGCGGAGCGAGAACAGAATGAGTAGCGGAAAAAAACAAACAGTCGGATACAGGTATTTCGTTGGTTTTCATGCTGTTTTGGCTCATGCCGGATGTTATTTACGTCGAATCTGGATCGAAGACAAAGAAGCCTGGTACGGTGGTGTGGGTAATGACTCAAGCCGCATTTCCCAAAAAAACCTATTTGGCGGGGATGATTCGGGTGGCGGGGTTGTTGGTGATTTTAATTACTACATAGGCACACCGGATCAACAGCCCGATCCATATTTAGAGCAAAACTTAGGTACTGGCAATGTACCTGCGTATCGTGGCGTATCTTCATTTGTATGGAAGCAAGGATATATCGGAAATTCAAACTACATGAAGGACTGGAAATATCGAGTCTCTTATGTAAATGGTATCAATTCAAATATTACTAATGCACCGACCAATTTTGTTCTTGCGGTAGATCACTCAAAGTCATTAAGCGCAAATGATTTTTTACTCATGAAAAGTACTGTGCAGCAAACACTTGTCACGCTAAAAGATATTGTGGAGACTTACTGGGATGCGAAAATCAATGTGCGAGTAATGTCGTTCGATGCAACAGTGACTTATCGCGACTACATTAATGCTACGCCAAGAGATATAGAGTTAGCTGCTGAATTTTTGCAATACCAACCCCAAGTTACAGGTGCATCATTCTCTCAGATGCTCAACACCGGATATGCATTTTTTGATGCGCATTCAGACATGGTTAAGAATACGTTCATCATTATTGCAGATGGTCAGGATGTCACTGAGACACATGTTTCTCAAGCGCAAAGCCACTTTGATTCTGTGGACCACTTTTGCATTTATACACAATTTATTCAAAGTGCAGATAATGCAGATTTGCCGTATCACATTGCATTATCAGAGCTAGACAATACAACTCAAGACAACTGGGTGCGTGAAGACCTACAACATGGCGGTGGGCTTTTATGCCCATGGATGTGGTCTCCGGATGGTCAGGCACTAATTAACGAAGAAGCATGGTTTGGCATTCGTACTGGCGAGCCGGATATGAATCCAGCGGATATGCTCTGGCTGTGCATTACAAATCCGCAATGGGGTTTAGGTCAACCAGAGACAATGCTTGATAAAGATGCGTTTTTGGCTGCATGGAATACCCTTAATCAAGAAGATATGTACATGAGCATTGTCTTTGATGATGAGGGGCAGATTCAAAATATTATCAATTTAATCTGTGAACATATCGATGCTTCTTGCTTTGTTGATAAGCGCACCAATAAATGGACCATTAAATTAATCCGTAATGACTATGCAGTTGAGTCACTGGTAATCCTTGATGAATCCAATGTCCGCTCTATTTCAGATTATGAAATTCGAACTGCAGCCGAACAGGTCAATCAGGTCACTGTAACTTATTGGAATAAAGAGACAGGTAAGAATGCAACCACCTCAGCACTCGATCCGGCTCGTATTGCTCAAAATGGTTTGGTGAATAAACCGGTTGAATATGATGGATTCACCAATGAAAAAACTGCATATCGTGCCGCTGAACGTGATTTGCATGCACTTTCCAGTCCATTAAAAATCGTTACATTAAATGAGGTTCATCCCGATTTTGGTCGTCAATTATCTGTCGGTGATGCATTTACATGGAACTGGTCTGTTCACGGTGTTGATGGGGCAATCATGCGGGTTAAATCCATCGACTACGGTGATGCACATGATTTAAGTGTGAAAGTTGAGGCGATTGAAGACGTATTTAGTACACCGATGAACTCAGTCGCACCGTATGTGCCACCACATGAGAACCCAATGAATCAGGCACCCGTGGATAATCCAACGGTTCGTGTGATTGAGCTACCGTATTACGATGCGGTGCAACTGGCAAGTGAATCGGAAGTCAATGCAGAGCTTGAAGCTGACCCAACACTGTCAAAAGTAGCGGTGATTGCTTCACGTTTTCAGCGCAATTCGATTAATGCTGACATGCTGACAGGGCAAGGGAGTTATTCATCAAAAGCGACTTTAGATTATTGTCCAACGGCAATTTTGAATGCTGATATTGATCGTATGCAGACCATCCTTTCAATCAAAGATGGCATTGATTTAGATATTGTGGTGATGAATGAATGGCTGTTACTGGGTGATGAAAAGCTTGCTGTAACTGCGATTGATTTAACAACGGGAACGGTCACTGTGAAGCGGGGTGTATTGGGTACAGTTCCTGCCATTCACTCAGTAGGATCTATGCTGTATTTCTGCGATCAATATTTAGCTGTAGATAATACTGACTATTACGCCAGTGAAATCGTCAATGTAAAAGTATTGGCCAATACCGGTTCAGCAAAACTCTCACAAGCACTTGCAACAGCACACTCTATCGCGTTGGCTGGTGAAGCTTACCGTCCGTATCCGCCAGCTAATGTGAAAATCAATGACGATTATTTCCCACAAGAAATTGAAACCGATTTAGTTTTAACTTGGGTAAATCGCAATAGACTGCAACAAACTGGTGGTGAGATTCTAAGTTGGTTTGGTGGTGGGGTGACCGCAGAAAGTGGGACTTTATATCAACTTGTTTTGGTTGAGCGAGATGAAAATGAAATTGTATTGCGTACGCAGAATTTAAGCATTGGGTCTGTGAATACATTCACTTTTTCGACTTCTGCAATGCACGTAAATACACGCACTATTCAAATTATTCTCCGCTCACTGCGAGATGGTTGTGAGAGTTATCAAGCCTTTAATCACACAGTTGAATTATCGCAATTCTTCTCAGCGCCTTATGACTTAACAGTTGAGTTTAAAAATGACTAACCGTTTAGAGTTAAATTGGAAAGTAGACGGCTTTGTTGATGAGCAGCGTTATTACTGCTCTGAAACGCCAATTGATATAGATAATTTGCCAACACCCAAGGCTATTTTTAATGGTGACTTACGGACTTATGAGGATTTGGATATAAATCTAGACAGAACATATTATATTCGCATCGGATCTGTCAGAAATGGTATTGAGAAAATTAGCGATGAGACTTCTGTTTTTTCATCTATATTTAACCCACTTGAAATCCCGACAATTAAAATTGTGCTTGATGATGAAAGCATTATTGAGAAAGATTCATTGAATCGGGTTTCGAAATGGATTGACAGAGTTGGTCAATATGAGTTTATACAGAACGAAAACTCATATAAGCCCTTTGAAAACAGCACTTTAAATGGGTTGGGTGTTAAGCAATTTAATATCAGTCATATGAGAAACAATAATCCACAGCTTATGAATATCTGGAATTCGGTAGAGAATGTGTGGGCATTTTGTGTGTATAAGTCTACTGAGCTATCAGGTGCAGATAAGAGCATTATTCATATCAAGAATGCAGGTGATGCGGTTGGATTTTCAGCTGAAGCTGGCTCACCAGCTGCCAATAACAAGCCTTTCGCATATGCACGCGCTCAAAATTCTTCACCGATTGGGACTATTACTGATTCAGATATACATGTGAATGACTGGGTCTTTGTTTTTTATGAAATAAATATGAAAGAAAACAGCGGTAAAATTTCCGTGAATGGCGTGACAATCATTAAAGAAAATTTATGGCCTACCGCGCCAATAAAAACTCAGTCGTTAGACGCTATTGATATAGAGATAGGAGGCCTTTCGAGGTCTATGGATGGTTTTAGGTTTGTTGGTAGTGTTGCATCGATAATGTTCGGTACAGGCAATTCAAGAGTATCAGATATTGATAAGCTAAAACTTGAGGGATGGGCAGCTCATAAGTATGGTCTGACAGATAAACTCCCGATTGAACATCCATACAAAAAAAATTCACCATAGCACCCTAGGGTGCTTTTTTATTGCCAAAAATTAGGGGGCATCATGCAGGAGCATGAGAAAAATTTACTTTTGCTTATCGTAATCGGGGCATGTATTGGTTTTGCCAAACTGCTTGTTTCAGATGAAAAACTGAC